GACCATCGCAGGTGCTGAAACGGCAGCAGACATCTCCGCGATCCTACACACGCAAGCGGGAGCAGTCGCAGCACCAGACGCGATTGACGCACTGGACCGAGTTCCGATTGCACGCCGCGCCATTCTGACGATGCCGGAAGGCTGGGATATAACGCAGTTCAAATCGGAAACTCCCGCGACCACTTACCAGATGTTTAAGCATGAGATCGTGAATGAAATCGCACGCTGTCTGAACATGCCATACAACATCGCCGCATGCAATAGCGCGGGCTACAACTACAGCAGCGGCAAGCTGGACCATCAAATCTACTACAAAACGATTCGAGTTGAGCGAGCGTATTTCGAACGCGCCGCACTCGACAAACTGCTTTCCGAATGGACTCGCGAAGCGTCACTCGTTCCCGGTTTCTTTCCAAGCGAATTGTTGTCACTTCCGCATCAATGGAACTGGCCGGGAAATGAACCGCTGGACCCTGCGAAAGAAGCGAACGCACAGCGGACGCGACTAGAAATGGGAATGACGTCTTATCCAGCCGAGTATGCGAAAGACGGCAAGGATTGGGAAGTCGAACAAGTACGACAAGCGGAGTCGCTAGGGTTGGACGTTGAAACCTATCGACTGCTGCTAACAAGTAAGCTGTACGGAACAGCCATGACGCAACCATCCCCCGGAGTCGTGGAAAATGAAGAACAAGAAGAACCAGAAGAATGACCGGCGTGCTGCACGAAAACAAAGACGAGTCAACGCACGATTGCGGGACATCGGAGACATTCAACCGATAATAAACAACATATCGTTCGCTGCTGATATTTCGATCGCTGCTGGCGAAGATGACTCGTCCCCCGCAACCATCAACATCGCCGCCTACAATGGCGGAATGATGTCCGTGCCGGGCTTCGGTGCGGTCGTTGTCGACCTGAATGGATTGCAAGCGAAAGACTCTATTCCAATACTCGCGGACCACGACAACCGTCTGTCTGCTGTTATCGGCGCAGGCAAGCCGGACAACCGTGGTCAGCAGTTGCACATGAGTGGAACAATTAGCCGGTCAAGTTCCATCGGCCAGCAAGTGATTGAACTGTCCCGCGATGGCGTGCAGCTTCAAGCGTCTATCGGGGCGACTCCAGTTACAACTAAACGAGTGCGAGCAAACACGCCTATATCGGTAAACGGTCGCACGATCCGTGCCTCGTCCTCGTTCCTTTTGATTTCCGAAGCGAAACTTCGCGAAGTGTCTATCGTTCCCGCTGGGGCAGATGACACAACAACCGTCGAAATCGCAGCATCTTTATTATCACCGGAGTTAAGCGATATGAACTTTCAAGATTGGATTAATGCCCAAGGCTGGGACGCAGACAACCTGTCCGAAAACCAGTTGACACTTTTGCGCTCAACGTACGATGCGAACAATGATGACACTGACGAGCAACCAGTGGAATTGAAGGCAAGCGACGAGAACGAAGCGACACCCGAAACGGTTACCGCTGACATTCGCGCCGCTGCTGCTGCCGAAGCGACACGTATCAACAATATCCGAACTCTGGTTGCGATCAAGCCGGAATACCAAAGTGCGGAAGTTGATGGCGTGTCGATTGAGGCACACGCCATCTCTAGCGACTGGACTGCCGAGCGAACCGAACTGGAATTGCTTCGCACCACTCGATCCAAAGCACCAGCAGCACACGTCAATGGAAGTGCAACGACCGAGACGGTCGAGAATCTTCAGGCGGCAATGCTTCTTCGCAGCGGCGTCAATCTCAACTCGTCCGCATGGAAATCACAGCAAGCAATCGCGATGAAGATTCCTTCATGGCTGCGTGCTGGAGTAAACGACGACCAGTGTCAACGGGCACTCGAAACGGGTCACAAGTATTCGTCGATGAGTGCTGTCGATCTTTGCAAGACTGCTTTGCATATTCAAGGTCGAACCATTCCGATTGATCGGCAGGAAATGATTCAGGCTGCGTTCAGCACGCAAACGCTGACCGACATCTTCACCACGAACGTGAACGCCGTGCTGCTGTCTTCTTTCATGGAGGCAATTGACACGACCGGCGGTTGGACATCCACTGCCGACGTTGCCAACTTCCTGACTCTGGAACGTCCGCGAATGGCGGTTGGTCCCGGTCTGTCGAAGTTGTCGCGAGGATCGGAAGCCGAGCATGTTGTGCGATCCGATTCGAAAGAGTCTTACAAGATCGCTCGTTATGCAAAGCAATTCGTCGTGGACGACCAAGACATTGTCGACGACAGGTTGAACGCACTGAGCAGCCTACCGGGAGACATGGGGAACGCTGCCGCACGTTTGCGACCCGACCTTGTGTACTCGATCCTGCTTGCGAACGGAAACCTGGACGCGACGTCTGCCGCTTTGTTTAGCGCTGGTAACAACAACTTGAATACGAGTTCGTCACTCGCTCAAGCGACTGTAACCAGCATGATGGCTGACATGGCAACGCATCAGGAAAACAGTGCCAATCTGAATATCATGGCGACGCACCTACTTGTTCCGCAGGCGTTGCGGCACACTGCTCGACAGATTATCAACTCGCAAGAGATTCAGTCTGGCGGGTCGGCACTCGGCAACTTGAATCCGATACTGGCCGAGGGTCTTTCCGTTGCGTCAGATGCTCGACTTGATAACGGCGTGACGAGTCCAGATTCTGGAACCGCATACGCTGGTTCTGCAACAACGTGGTTCGCCGCTTCCGCAAACACTCCGACAATCGAAGTCGGATACCTTGCTGGAACTGGCCGCGCCCCGATGGTTCGCTCGTTCAGTTTGGATAGCGGCAAGTGGGGTATCGGCTGGGATGTCAAACTCGACATCGGAGCCAAGGCACTCGATTACCGTGGACTTCACAAAAGCACCGCATAGGCAAACTATGAAACTCAAGTGCGTAAAACCCATCGTGGTCGAAGGCGAACCGTTCGCAGACGGAACCGTCGTCGACGAAGTTAGCATCGCCGCTGGCTCGTTGTCCTCTCTCTTGAGACTGGGATACTTTGTGCGAGTCGAAGACAAACCAAACCCGACCGGACGCGAGTCGGCGGCGACATCAAATAGAAAACCGAAGTCAAAATCTAACAAGGAGACTTGAAAATGGCGCAAGCCGAATTGATTCGCGGAAATACTCAGACCATTGACTATACTGCTGGCGGCGCTGTTGCGGCCGGTGAAGTCATCGTCCAAGGCGACTTGCTTGGAGTCGCACACGAAGCAGCCGTAAGCGGAGACAAGATTTCGTTGATGGTCGATGGCGTCTTCAAGGTAACTAAAATCACAAGCGGTGGCGGTTCGTCAGGCGCTCTAACTGCTGGCGAGGCTGTATGGTGGGATGATTCTGCGAACAACGTCACTGACGCCGCAGCGTCTCTGAAGCTGTTTGGGATCACGACCGAATCAGCAATCGCTGGCGACACGACCGTGACTGTTTTGATGAATCAGTTTTCATCTGCAGCATCAGGGTCGCAGTCGTAAATGGTTGACATGCTGAAGCGTGGCAGCGAGTGGCTCCACGCTGAAATACTTACGAACGCCGCGCAGTCAGTCACCTATCAACGGGGAACTGGCGGCGGCGCAGTAACGGTTTCGATCAGTGCGGTTTTCGAAGACAGGCAGTACGCAGTACAAACGGATTCGGGCGCGTTGATTTATCACGACGTCACCGACTTCATCGTTCTGCGAAGTGCGTTGGACTTTGGAAGCGGCGAAGTGACTCCAGCGATTGGCGACTTCATACTTTACACCGACGACAGATCGGCGGTTATAACTTACGAGTTGAACTTCCCAGGCGATGAACATTTGTTCACTCCGCTCGATGCGTTTGAAAATCATTACTTAATACACACGAAGAAAGTATAAAGTGGCTGATACGCTTGTGGGTATTTCGACTGCGATCGTCACCAGTCTGAATGCCGCAAGTCTATCGGTAAGTTTCACGGCTGAAAGAAAAGACCGACCGCCGTTGAACGCTGACGACTTAACAGGAGAAGCGAACCCGAGAGTGTATGTCGTGCCGTCTGATATTCAAACGGTATCGGTACTGAGTCGAAAACAAAGTCGCGTCGTCGATTACTTCGTTGATATCTTGGTTCTGAAGAAGGGAACGATTGACACTTACGACACCTACAGAGGATTGATGGAAGAAATGGTCGACCATCTCATGAACGCAGGACGAATGAACGAAGCGAATTGGATCGGCTCGACAACTGACTCGCCGTTCTCCGAAGAACTGTTTGACACCGCTCAAATCTTTGCGGGGAACACCCGCCAACAATACCGACGCATAAGGTAACACATAATGGCGAATCTTTCTAAAATTGGAAGCGACTGCAAACTGTACTACGACGCATCACCGGGCGACCCATCAAGCCGCACCTATATTCTCGTGAGCAATGCGATCGACGTGGAACTGACGCTCGGAAAGAACACGGCGACGTTCGCAAGTCGTGCAGGAACGTGGGAAGCTAGTGCAGGCGCCCACAAGACGCTGGAAGTTAGTTTCGGATACGAGTATCAGACGACGACGGCGACGGAAACTACGGATGCAGTTATGACGGCGTTGATGTCCGCCTATATGAACAACACCACGCTGCGGTGGATCGTGTCTGACGATCCAATAAATGACACCGGAATAAAATGGACCGGACTAGAATTCTACGGCGAGGTGTCGGAGTTCGCACAATCGCAACCGCTTCAAGATGCCGTCACATTCAACACGACCGTCGTCGGTGTGCGCTATGTATACTCTGGGACTTTATACGAAGCGCAATGGGTAACGGAAACCGGATTGACAGCCAACCTAACTTGATGAAAACATGAACGAAAAATCGATAATTGAAATCGCGAAGACATTGAAAGAACAGTGGGCAACACACTCGGGGCGCACCGTCCAGGTTTCTGGCGACGACCTGCTGGCGTTGTGCGCATTCATCATTTCGAAAAAGTCGCCGAAGGGTCGGGAAAAGAAAGATGAAGACATTTAAAGATGCGACTGGCAGAACATGGACGATTGCGATCAACACGACAACAGCGCAGAGGGTTCGCGATCTGACGGACATCAATCCGTTCGACATGCAAAAGTTTAACGAAATCTATTCCATTCTTCGCGACCCGATTCGATTGGTCGGTCTGGTATATGCACTCTGCAAGCCGGAAATAGAAGAACGCGAATTGACTCCCGAGCAGTTTGGCGAATCACTCAGTGGGCAATCTTTACGAGACGCATGGGATGCCTTCGAGGCCGAGTTAATTTTTTTTATCCGAGCACTCACACCGGGGGATGGCGAGAGACTCCAAGCGACGCTGGATCGAATTCGAAGTCTCGACGACCTAGCAACGGAAAAGCTGACGGCACAACTAAAGTCAAGCAAACTGGACGAACATCTGGAAGCAGAGATCGAGAAGGCGTTCAACTCGACGGGGAATCTTTCGGCGACTTCATAGAAAGGGTGCTTTATGAAATCGCTGGTGCTATTGGCCTCGATCCCGGTCCGCTCACCATGCGTCAGATCTACGATATGTGGCACGGCAACCAGCGCAACGCATGGGACCACACCGCCTTCTCTGCTGCGATTCTCGCAAACTGCCACCGTGCGAAGAACGCTAAGGCATTTTCATTTGAAGCGTTCCATCCAATACGGCGAGGGCGAGGTCGGGGCGGGACGTCGCTCACTCGCGAATCGCTCCAACTAATGGCGAAAGCCAACAAAGCGAAACGCCATGCAAGTGACAATAAAAATAAAGAAGCTACTCATACAGCAGGAAAAGATGGCGAAGAAAATGGAAGCGTCGAAGCGTCGTAGCATATTCAGACAACTCGGATGGATACAGAAGACGGCAAAGCGTTCGATCCGCAAAAGTAAAAAGACAAGCGAACCTGACAATCCACCACGTTCACACATGAGCGGCGGAGCAAGTTTGCGTTCGATAATGTTTTGGTTCGCGAAAGACGGATCGTCGGGCGTTGTCGGTCCATTGAAGTTCAACAAATCGCCCGTTCCAGGTGGCGCAAAAACAATTCCGAATCTACTGGAAAAGGGCGGGACGGTCGTCGCAAAGAAAACGTCCGTCGTCCCATTAACGAAATCTGAAGCAACCAAAACTCGAAGCGTGAAAGGGAAAGCGATAATAGTTGTGGATCGTGGCAAGGGTCCGATCACGATCATTCCGAGAAAACGAACCTACGCGCCGCGACCATTTATGGAACCGGCGATGAAGCTGGCGATTGCTGAGGGAATTATGGATAAGTCATTCGCAGGCACTTTTGAGTAGATACACATGGCATCAGCAGGCGGAGTAAAAGCAGGAAAGGCGTATGTCGAACTCGGCATCCGTGACAAGACACGGAAGGCGCTGCGCGGTATCGGAAAGCGAATGAAGCAATTCGCTGCTGCCGCTGCCAAGGGTGCGTTGATGATTGGTGCAGCCGGTGTCGCTGCTGCTGGATTCTTCGTCACGGCAGCAAAGAAGTTCGCGGCGTTTGGAGATACGCTGAATAAGATGTCGCTTCGAACTGGAATCGCTGCCAGTGCGTTATCAGAACTGCGATTCGCTGCACAGCAATCAGGGACCGACCTGGGCACTGTCGAGAAGGCTGTTAAGCGGATGCAGGGTTCCATCTTGGATCTGGAACTCGGACTGTCTACGGCGAAGGATGGTTTCGGGATGCTCGGCTTGTCGCTTGAAGACATCAAGGGAAAGTCACCGGAAGAACAATTCAAGCTAATATCAGAACGAATCGCTGCGATAGAAGATCCAACAACACGCGCTGCCGTCGCGATGAAAGTGCTTGGAAAAAGTGGCGTCGCAATGCTGCCGATGATTAACAACATGGCGGACTTGCGAGAAGAAGCGAAGGCGCTCGGGATTGTGATGAGCGATGACGACACGTTCGCTGCTGCTGCTCTACAAGATGCGTTCGGGCGAGTCGGCCAACAACTGGAAGCGTTATGGAACAAGATAGGAGCGGCCGTTGCGGGTCCGATGGAAGACATGCTTGGGTGGTTCTCTGAGATGCTTACATCCGTTTTGAAATTCATCGACTCCAATCGCGTATTCATCGAAACGCTCGCTACATTTCTTACGAACTGGTCGGTGTTTTCAGGCGCAATCAAAGCGACCTACTTCGATTTGCTGACGTCATTACTCAAGGGAATAGAAAGTTTCGTCACGAATGCAATTGAGTTCTTCGAACACCTTGCAAAGAAGATCAATTCGTCACTTCAAAAGCCGGTGCAATCGAACGACAGTTTCTGGTCGGTGTTCTGGAGTACGGCGGTCGGCACGGCATCAGACGCAGCGAGAAGCACCGCACAGACACTTGAGCAAACCGTCCTTCCAGTTGTGTCATTGATGGCTGCTGAGTCGGAAAAGATGGCGACTGCTGAATGGGCATCCGTCAATAACAACCTCGACACAATTTTCGCAGGACGAGAGGCGGAGCGACAGGCACGACGCGAACAACAGGAACCAGCCAAACCGCCGCCCGATCCAGAAGAAGCAATGAAGACTGCGAGCCGTAGCGCAGCGATGTTCAGTGCGGCAGCCGTAAATCGATTCGCGAAAGTGGGGGCGATGCAACCGGAAAAGGAAACAGCAGCCAACACGAAAGCGATTGCAAAGTCGAACCTTAGAATCGTCGAACTACTGGACGAACAAGACAACGTCTTAACGGTTACGCCGTAGGGTATACAAATGCCAACGAATGACATAATGCAGGGCGTGGGGCTAACCGTTAGTGGTTCTGGGAAAACGCAAAAGGTCGAAGTGCCTTACATGGTTCGCGGAAGCCAGCGTTCGCCGGAACTTGTTCGCAACTCAATAGCGGTTCACATGAAGCAAAATTCTGTGCTGTGGGGGATGAAGATAGCAGATATAAAAGTTACAGAGGTGTTTCATGGAAACGAAGACGGAAGCGGAAACATTTCGGGCGTGATCTGGGAAGGATCTGTTTCCCTTGTGTCAGTTAAGAAACGCGATCCAGAAGAACAGCAACTTGGACTGAAGGGTAGGAGTTTCGATACTGGCGGCGGAAGCATGTCAGTCCAGTACGGAACACTCAAAGAAAGTTTAGCGCCGCAGGGGCAAGCGAAGCAAAACTTCGAAGGCGCAATAAACGTCACGGTGGACGACGGCAAGCCAACCATTAATGGAATTGATATACAGATACCGACTCTAAAATTCTCGGAGCAGTGGAATCTGTACGCGCCGAACATCACGGCCTCGTGGGTCAAAAACGTTTCTCAAATGACAGGCACGGTAAACAGATCAGGATTCAGGGGATTTCAACCGGGCGAAGTGTTGTTTATGGGGGCATCTGGATCGTTCACCCCGCTAACCGCCGAGGAAGTGGAAGATGGAAAGATTCCAATCGTTTCAATGTCTTTCAACTTCGACACCAGCGCGAACCTTTACAAGAAAAAGATAGGTGGCGAAAGCGGAGTCGTTATAAGCGAGAAGCGAGGATGGGATGTTTTATCCATAGTGCACCGGCTCGCTGTGTCGGAACAAGACGCAAGGAGGATACGACCAGTAATCTCGCAGGTTGATGTCATTGAGGTGTATGAGCAGTCCGACTTCGGCTGGCTTTTAATTTGATAACTAATAGGGCAAAACAAGATGGCTAATTTTATATACCACGGTTGGGATTCAAGCAGTCCAGGCGATTGGTCTGTCGCTGGTAACTTTCTCGACGCAGCGGGTGCGACTCCCAGCGGGGTTCCCGGTGCTGGCGATAATGTTTCGATCACAGCAACAGCAAACGAAATCACAGCGGGACTAGCAAGCGGAGCAACAACACGCCTCGGTCGCGTGGTGTTTGAGAAGGGATGGTTCGCCACTGCTGGAATCACCGCTGACACTGGCGACACGTATCTGAAATTAAATTGTACGAACCTTATACTCGACTCAGGTGGAACGGTATACATAGAAATCAATTCAGCCGGTCCAAGCGAGAAGTGCGACATCGAAGTATCGGCGACTGCAAGTTGGAGCGAAGGAAACTTCGGCGCATACATCAAAACTGAATACCCAAACGTGGATCAGGGGCATATAGGAAACTACTCACAAACAGGCGGGTCGGTAGCCATCGCGCACAAACTCGCAGACATTGCAAAGATCATAACGAGTTGCAGCGCATACGGTGGACTATTGGAACTCGGACACGGTTGCACACTCGACGGGGCATCTGTTTTGCGCGTGTCGAACTCCACTTGCGTGATGCGTGGAACCTGGAACGGTTGCGCGACAACTCTAGAAACGGGTGCGACGTTACGAACGGAAGGCAGTTCAGCAAACTCCGATTCCGTTACTCTCAGGGGAAACGCGACATTGATTCCGAATGCCGCTTCTGGCGGTGCTGATTTGGTTACGCTCAACATGTACGACCAATCGTTCGTCAACTTCATGCAGTCTGGTATAGCACGAACGGTGACGACTCTGAACCAGTACGGGGGGCGGGTCCGTATGGATCCATCTTGCATCACGATAACCAATCTCGGCGCGACCACTCCATTCGACAGAACGGTGGTTCCGGTTTGAGTGTTCCATATAAGACAGTCGAAGCAGGTGCGAACACTCTAAGTGCTGCCGACTGGAATCGCGCAATGGAAGCGGCGAAGCGAGTGCTGTCGTCAACGGACAGATCGTTTCATCCGACCGCGACTCAACTGAATCCGAATATAATACAGGTCGCAAACAAGACTGGAAAAACGATTCCGAATCGGTCGATTCTAGAAGTCACTTCTGGCACGTATGACATAACTGGATCGATGAAAGAACTTGCCAACGTGTTGACGTCACAACTGTACGTGGGATTCAAACCATACATACCAGAGCAACTTGATTCCGAAGCACCAGACAATTACGGTTTGTCGAACATTGAAGAACAAGTGATCGTTGTCACTCAACAGGAGGCGGAACCCAATGACGTTGTTCCAGCAGTCATCAACGGCGTGACGCAGTGTCGCGTCGCGTTAACATCCTACCGTGGAGAAACTCCGCTGTATGCGAAAGCATTGCACCAAGTGACTGGACGAATGGAGCGATCGACCGGCGGGCAAGCCAAGGTATTATTCGGACACGGCCGAGAGGCGGATTCCGAAGATGGCAAGTACATAGAATGGTGCACGATACTTCTTTCGCCACTACAGGCAAGAATGAAGAAGCTGATTTCGTTCAGGGCGACAGAGGATCTTACGACTAACGACGGAAGGGTCAATGGTGTTTTGATTACACCATACGGCGAAGGGGTTGGCTTCGATGAACAGACATCCAGCACGCACGGCGAAGGCGAAAGCATACAACTAATAAACCCGCCGCAACAGACTTCGAATGTAATAGAAAATCTTAACGAAGGCAGCTTTCTGTTCAGAATGTCCGAAGGACAATATGGTTTGGCATATCACAACGGAATTTCGAGCCTAAACGACGAAGGGGTTAAGCGAAATGAGTTTGTAATCATTATGGTGGAGTGCCCCACATGAGTTGGTCGTATTGTTGCTGTGAACCGGACGGAAATCTGTGGGTCGTTGGCGGCAGCACGATTACAAAATGGAATACCAAACACGCCGAACCATATTCAGACTTTCCAAGCGACAAGACCACCCAGTACGATTGGAAAATCGGGCAATCGTTCCCTATCAACACATGGGCGGCAAATGGTCACACGAGTCCGCTCGGTCATTCGTGCGACCAGTCTTTCTTCTATCTGTTAACAACGGTGGTCTCGGACGAGGGGCAACCGTATGACTTTCGCATAGCGGTGTATGATAAAGAAAGCGGTTCGTTCGTTCGCTTCATAGACTTGGAGCGCGGGCCAAACTGGGAGGAGCATGTATTCGCATACGAAAGGCACAACTTCCTGTTTTTCCCGCCCGGTATCAATTCCGGCGGTGGCTCGGCTTTATTATCTGGAATAGGGCGAGGCGCGTTATTGATGTCGTCGAACCGGATATCCATCAGTCACGGGACGATGTACGGTGCAGATGGTTCCGCACAGGCAAATCCATACCTTCCACTGTGGGATCATTCAGGACAACTCGTTGCCGAAATCGATGTCGGTCGATTCAAAAGTTTCCACGCTGGATTGTATCCCATATTCAACGAAGCATTCAACATGGTGGTGACAGAACCCTACATGGACAGCTCTGGAAACATTTATATCGTGGGGCATGGGAGGGTAAACAAAGACAAACAAATGACCGGCGAAGTTTTCTATAGTACCAATCGTGGGTTGTTTGGGGGGGTTGCGGACATCTTCGTTGACCCGACTGACAGTTACAAGTACGACGGAAAAATCAGTGAGGTCGTGACCAAGTACAGCGCGAGTGGATCGAAAGAGTGGGAGGCAGATATCGAGACAACGACAGACGGGGTATGCCGTGTTTTCGATTCTGCGACTGCACCGGATGGTTCGACGTATGTTTGGGTCGAACAGCACCAAGCACATTATTCAGTGCATGCCGGTAGCGCTGAAGGATATATCGCAACTCCGCCGCACGTTATGACATCACCACAACACATCGCAGAAATTCACAAGATCAGCAGCAGCGGAAGCGCGGAATGGTCTGTGAAGTTCTGCTACACGCGAGACACCTACAATGTAGACATGAATGGAAATTTCGAAGACTCGGACGGAACGCAAGAGAAACCATTTTGGTATGCGTTCCATGGAGACGTCGAAACCAAGTATCCCGGACCGCCACTTTTGCCCGACCACTACTACCAAGGCGATAAAGTGCATGGCGGCAGGGACTACAGCGCCAAATGGAAAATCGGGGTCGGTCTTGGAACTGGTCAAGGAAAATTCCCACCGCACGCTGCTTATAACAACGGACCGTCGAAAGCACCTAGTCCCGATATCGACCGGATTGAGAGGCATAGTTATAGGGCAGTTACTTATAACACACCGACCGCTAGTATGTGGACGAGTCCAGACAGTTCACTTTGGATTAGTCACGTTAATCGCTTTTACAACTACCCGAGCGGAAATGATTTCAGTGCTCATAGGTATTCAACGATGTGGCATCACCCGCTATTGTCGGGATACCCAGAAGGCGGCGACGTAGCGGGCGGCGGTTTTCACGTTTGGTATGCTCACTTTGACAGCGGCGGTTCAATTGACTGGAACGTACCTTTCGCTCCAGAGGAAGAACAATTCAAAACCGCTGGATTTGGATCCCACAATGGTTTCGACAACTCAGGGGAATTTTGGTATCACATCGGCGGCGGCTGGTGGGTCGTCGGGAACAGTTATATTTTCAAACGCC